ACCAGGTGAATGCAGTCAATCGCTCCGTCACTTCCATCACTCCCAAGCCTGTAAGGCGTTCCAATCAGGTCAATCACTGCAGCCGCACATTGGAAGTTACGGGCAGGTTTCCGACCAGCTGCTTCGTCAGCTTCTTGCGCGGCACGTCAGCACCCACTGCATCGAGCACCGAGGCCATGCGAATCTCAATCCCGGTGTCCGACCAGTTGCCGCTCACGATCTGCGCCGTGTAGGTGCTCAGTAGGGTGGGGCTGTTGCGGTCGTCCGGGTTGATGAGCATGACCTGGCAGGTGACGAGCCACTGGTCGCGGATGGCGGTCTCCGCCCAGCCACGCGCCAGGGCGTTGTTTGGGAAGGCCAGGCTGGCGGGCTGGTTGTCGCCAGACTTGGTGACCGTGGCGCCGCTGAACGCAAACGGTAGGAAGCCGAAGGTGTTGCCGCCGTAGCTGACGTTCTCCCCGATCCAGTAGTTCTGGAACCGGAGCGTCTGGCTGCCGACCAGGGTGAGGTACTGCCCGAAGGCTTGCGTGGTGCTCATCGCATGCCGACCCTATTGCGAACCGCGGTGGACTGCTGAAGGCTACGCAGGGCGCGCTGCTCGCCACGCTGGGCGCCTTGAGCGGCGGCCTGGCGGAGACCCTGTTGGAACTGCTCGGCGGTGACGTACTCGACGTTGTTGATGCGCTCGACGGAGTAGCGCACGTCGATCGGTCCGGCAGCGCCACCCTCGGCGCCAGCAGCGCCTGCAGCCATCTCGCCGCCCGGAGCCATGGTGCCGGTGGCGCCGATCGGGCGGTAGCGGTTCAGCGCGTCGTTGCGCTGCTTCATCTTCACCGGGATGGTGCGGCCGTCAGGAAGAGGCACGTAGGCTTCGGGGCCGCGTTCGCCGTAGAGCGCCAGCTCGGGGGAGCGGGCGATTCCGCCTTGCGCGTAGCGCTTCAGCGGCACGACGTTGTTGGTCATCACGCCGCCGTTGGCGAACTTCCTCAAAGGCGCAGCGCTGTTCGGCCCGGTAGCACCACCAGTTGCAGCGACGCCAAGGTTCAGGCCGGGAAAGATGCCCTTGATCGCGCTAAAAATTGCAAACTTGATTAGCATCGCGCCGAGATCTTTCAACACCGAAGCCGCAAACTCCTTGAATGCTGCCTTGCCGGTAGATGCAAACTCGACGATCGCGTTTGTTAGGCCATCGATTCCGTTGACTGCGATACTGGCCAAGTTTGCACCAAGGTTGGTAGCTGAGTCGTATGCCTGCTTGAACGTCTGCTTGAATTGCTTGCCGAACTGTTTCTGCGCATCAGCGGCTGCCGCCTGCTTCTTGGCGTTATCCTCTATTGCCTTAGAAAGCTGAGGATAAAGTTTTACCAGCGCTTCAATCGCCTCGCGCAGACGATTTGCCTCAGCCGTGTTGCCTTGACCCGCTTCCTCGAGAATTTGCAGCGCCTGGCCTGCAGCGGAGACCTGCTCGGTTACCAGGCGAGCAGCTTCTGCTTTCTTGATCTGAGCCTCAATGAACTCCGGCCGCATGCCCGACTCTTCGAGCTTATTGCGGTATTCAAGCGCAAAGTTTGCGGCTTGCTGCGCATCAATTTGCTCGCGGAGTTGCTGGGTATAGTCAGAAACAAAACCGCTACCAATCGCCGTGCGAAGCTTGTCGACTTGGTCCGCTGTCATCTTTTGCACTTGCTGAGCAGTGCTGAGATCAACTCCTTCAGCGCCAGCCTTGCCTGCAGCCGCCACGGCGCGGCGCTGTTGCGCGCCCTGCCCAGAAGCAGTGCCGGCGGAGCCTTCAAACTTGCCGTGGATGATTTTGTAAACCTTTCCGTCCGGCGTCATGAACGCGGCTGCATCGCCGTACGAGCCAGGCGTGCTGCCCATCCACTTGGCGCCGCCTGTCAGAGTTAAAGCCGCACCTGCTCCGAAGGCGTAATCTCGACCAGCGTGGCCACCATAGGCTCGAGGAGCGCCATACTCGCCACCTGGCACCGTGACGCCACTGGATAACGGCATCCCGTTAACTCGAACATAGGCATCAAGTGCGTTGCGCGAGTAATACCCACCATCGCTTCGCTTGATGTCAAAGTGCGGGCCGTATTGATTCGCTCCACGGGGGCCGATGCCGCCTTGGATATAGCGTCCAGCGACCGTGCCACCACCGCCGCCGCCAGCCGTAACTGACGCCATCGCCTGCGCCGAGCGCTGCTGTTGCTGAGCATTGCGCACTGCAATTTCAGCATCAAGCGTCCGCGTGCGAAGATCGGCAATTTGTCCCAAGAAGCCAGCAATCATTCCAGCAGCTGACTTGCCAGCTCCAGTAAAGCCTTTGACCCAGTTATCAAGCTCAATGTTTTGCAGTTCGCGCTGATATTCGTGCCGCTTGCGGATGAGATCCATTGCACTGCGATGGACCGCATTTTGAAGATCGATTTCGGCGCGAGCCGTGGATTCGTTCAAGCGCTGCTGCTCAGCGGCGAGACGCTCGGCATCGGCCTTGGCCTTGTCCGCCGCCTTCTTCTTGTCGCTCTCGATCTTCTCCTGCAGCTTTTCCCATTCCGTCAGCGCGGACGACGTTTGCGCTTGCCCCGCTTGGCCGCCGGCTGAGTCGTACCGGCCGTACATGCCCGTGGCGCCGGCATCTGGGGCTGGAGCTCCGCCAGTCAGGGCGCGGATGCCAACGCTGGCGCCATAACGGGCGACCGGGTTGCCAAGCGAAAGAATGGAAGCACCGGTATCAACGGCGTTGTCGTAAAGGCGCTTTCGAAGCGGAGCGGGAATGCTGTTGATCAGCTGGACAATCTGCCGATAGACGCCGCCGAAGACGTTGTCCGCGACCGAAGCAATAATGCCAAACGGTGCAGCGAATGCGTTGCCAATAGCCGTGCCGATCTTGCTGGCAATGCCTACAAGCGAATTCCAGTCACTCTTGATCTTGTCGATAGAGATGCTGACAATCGCGACCGCGTTGTCCCAGGCGTTCTTAAAGTCCGAGCTGATGATGCTGCCGACGTTATTGACCCAGGTGCGGAAGGCTTCGTTGTTGTCGTAGAGCGCCTTCGTCAGGAGGCCGAGCGCTGTGACGCCAGCCGCAATCCAGCCGATGCCGGGCACGGCGGCAATGGCGATCCCCAAGCTCTCGACCGCGAGAGTGGCAACGCCTGCGGCTCCTCCGAAACCAGCCACAAAAGCGGTGGCCGCGCTAAGGGCAGTGCCGAGCTGTGCCACGCCAACAGCCACGCCAGCAATCGCGCCAAACCCAAGCAGCGTCTTCAGAACGTTGCCAATCAGCGGGCCATTGTCGACCAGTACCTTGATCGCAGCACTCAGCCCCTGAGCGAAACCGACCAAGGCTGGGGTCGCATCACGCAGCGCCTGTGCCAGGGAGTCTTGGATCTGAGCTCCAAGCGGCAGAATTGCCTCGCCGATTGCTCGCTTGGTGTCATTCCAAGTGTTGGTCAGACGGGCGCCAGCATCCGCACTGGACTTAGCAACTTTCAACGCAGAGTCGCCGTACCTATTCCCAAGCTCGACAACAAATTTCATCACGGTGTCGAGGCCCACCGTACCCTGTTCAAGCGCTTTGGATAGCTCTGGACCGGTCTTGCCGGCTGCCTTGGCGATCATCGTGAACGCACCGGGCAAGCGTTCAGCAATCTGGTTAATTTCTTCGGCGCTCAGCTTGCCTTTGGAGAAGATCTGCGTGAACGCCGTCATGGCTCCGTTGACCTGCTCTACGCCCCCGCCGGTGGCCTTGATCGCAGCAGTCACATTGCGGAAGACCACCTCGGAGTCGGCGACCTTGCCACCAGCGCCGATCACGGCCGCCGAGAGCCGTGTCATGTTCTGCGTGGCTTCAAGCTGCGGGACGTTAAAGTCCCGCGACACTGAAGCCGAGGCGGCCAGCGCACGCTGGTACTCCTCCTGGGTCTTGGTGACGCCCTTCAGCGCGATCTCGAGCTTGCTGATGTCGGCGGCGTAGGTCGCAAACTGATTGACTTGCTGGCGAGCCATGCCGACTTGGGCGCCAATAGCGCCACCGGCGAGTGCTCCCTGAGGGCCAAAAAAGGCGCCGACACCGGCACCAATCAGACCTTCTGGTCCGCCAAACACGCCAGAGGCAGCCACCGCGCCAGCGGTCTGCGCAAACTGTAGCGCCTTGCCACCGCGCTGCTGTGCGCCAGTTGCTTTATCAAGCTGTGCTTGATACTTATTGATTGTGCCAGTTAGTTTTTGATATTCACGGTCAGTTATTGTCAGCTGAGCGCGTACATCTTTCAGCGCATTGATCGATCGCCGCAAATCATTTTCCGTGCGATCCGCAGCGCCGCCCAGCTGCATGGCGGCATTCTTGAGCTTCTGAAGGTCAGCGGAAGCCGGAGCTGCAGTCGTCTGCAGTTGCCGAACAGCGTTCTTCAGGCTTTCAACCTGGTCGAGCCCCGCAATCTGAGCTGAAATTCGGATCCGAAGATCTTCATTCGCCATTTTTGTTCAGCTCCTGAAGGGCGGCCGCTTCCATGACCTGTATCCCCTCCAGCATCGCCTTCGGGTCCTCCACCGAGTATAGGTCGCACATCCACCGCAGCACCTCGTACTTCAGGCCGGTGAAGCCACCCATGACCACGTCCCACTGGGTCTGCAAACGGAGGAACATCATCACGGTGTCCCAGTTCTCGTCCCAGACCTCAAAGTCATCAGACTCCTCCTCTTCAGGCTCCGGGAGGACAATACCCATCAGGGCAGCGTCCTCGCTGGTGCCATCGGAGACCTTCTCCCCAGCGGCAGCCCAATACCGGGCCGCCTCTTCTAGTTTTTTACCGCGCCGCCCTCGAGGCTCTTCAGGTACGCAGCGATGACGCCGCGGGTCCAGCAGGGGTCCTCGAGCTGCTCACGGAGAGCCGAGAGGGAGAAGGGCAGGTCCTTGCCGGACTCGTCCTGCATGCCCTCCCAGCCTGCCATCACTGCCTGGATCAGGTCTGTGTCGCCCTTGTCGACAAGCTTCTGGAAATCAGAGCGGCCGATCCGTTTGAACACAGCGTCGAAGGTCTCCTTCTCAAAGCGGCCGCCATCGACAGGGAATTCGACGGTGACGGGCCATTTGAAGGTGGAAGACTTCTTACGGACGAAAGCCATGCAGTGGTGCTCCGTGGATCAGGTGAAGGCGAGAGACACTTCGTCGTTGCCGGCAGTAGTGGGAACAGCCACGAACGGGATGTTCAGCATCTGAATGCCGTCCATGTCAGCATACGACGGGTTGGCAATGTCAACTTGAGACGCAGTCAGCGTAACCCGGTTGCCGGCGGTCGTGCCGTGCAGGAAGGTGAGGTTGCCGGTGGTTTCGGTCTGGGCGATGCCGAAGTAGTCCTTAGTCGCCAGCGCGGGAGCCTCGACCATCACGGTGCCGCTGGGAGCGCGGTTGGTGATGAGGACTTCCTTGGTGCAACCGACCAGCTCGCGGTAAACGGTCTCGTTGGCAATGTCGAAAGACACTGACTGCAGACAGCCGGCGTAGCTGAAGAACTGGAAGGCGCTGGTGTTGCCCTGCCTGAACACAAGTGGGCTGGCCTGGGTCGTGTAGGTGACTGCAGGAGCCGCAGTGTCGGTCGGAGCGTTGTAGACACCAACCATCGAAAAATCGAGAGTTGGAATCTGTCCGACCTCCGCACTTAGTGTGAAACTGCCCCGGCAACCGGTCAGCTTGTGCAGGATGCCGTCGTTGTTGAAGTAGATGGTCGCCGAGCTGAAGGCCGAGCTCACCGGAGCGTAGGTCACGCTGGTTGAGGCGACTACTGTCTCGGACATGCCGCAAGCCTTCAGGACTGCGCCATAACGAGGCGCAGTGCCAGCTGCGCCAGAGCCAGCCAATTCCACCTGGAATGTGATCGACACGCGGCTGTTGGCAAGCAGCTGCGGGCTGTTGCCCAGGTATGGGCGGATCAGGTCGCGGCTGACAATATCAGCTTCGATCGGAGTGATCTCAAGGCTGCGAACAAGAACAGCATCTGCGCCAAGAGGCGAGCTGTCAGTGCCGTAGGTAGTCTCAGCCTTCGCCAGGATCAGGCGCTTTCTCGTCAGTGCCATCGGTGATTACCTCAGGAGTTGCGTGAGCAGGGGTGACGGCCGGCTCAGTCCGCTCGACGAGCTTCCGCTTGCCGGTTTTTGGGTCCAGAAGGTAGGACCCTCCTTGGCCATGGTATTCATCGATCATGTCATGCACCGAGGTTGGTGACAGAGGTTCTGTACCTCACAAGGTAGTCGCACATGATGACTCCCGCGGGTACATCAGCCTCTACTGCCTGGAACTCTACTCGCAGCGGCTGAATATCGATCGCCAGGCCGCCAAGAGTGAGGTCAGCCATCAGCTTGGAATGAAGTGACTCAACGGTCGGATCGGCCGCCTGATCTGGCACGTTGGCCCGCACCACGACAGCAACGCGCACAGTCAGACTCCAGTCCAGTGTCGGAAGGCTGGTGTTCTGCTGCGCCGTGT